TTGAAGACGAGTTGTAGTGTGAAGTTGACCCCGTACTCCCTTGAGCGGCAGTTGGGGATGCCCGCATTTCAGTGACAAAAGGTGTTCGTTGCTCAGTGCTATACCCCGCAGGACCATAATCTGAACAGCACATATTTGCAATTTGAAAATACCGCTGACACCTGCGGAGCATCTCCGAATAATCAACGTGTTCAAAAGGCGTGGCTACACTACCTACTTCGAGCTGTACGCCTGTGATGTAGAAGGTTGCTCCGTTTGTGCCTACTACAGATGTTGCGCCTGTGGCTGAAAATGCTTGTGTTGCTGTCCAAGCCCCAGCCGTGCCACTCCAACTAGAACCAGCACCAAGACCAAAGAAAACAGTTAAACCAACACCGTTAGTAGTGAGCCAAGTACCACCTGTATCACCGGGAATCGTAACGGAAATATATGTCCATGTATTAGCGGATGAAATTGTATAGGTGAATGGATAATTGCGCGTACCGTTATTGTTGCCGATAACACCACCAAAAGTTCCGGTAAGACTACATTGCACCCAGAAAGACAAAGTAATTGTTTTGGCGCTAGCTGTACCAAAACCAAGATCAGCTACGTTATAACCTTCAATTTTTTGTTGCAAAGAAAAATAGTCTGACGCACCAACAGAATAAGCAGATGACGATGTAATTACCATTGAGTTTGTAAAACCCGAAGGAACAGTTGAGCTTTGTTGCGCTGTTAATTTGCTGTTTTGACTAACAGGAAAGCTCCATCGGTCAAGCCCATAGCTGTTATATGTAGGAGTAACACTCGCCCCAGCGTTCCTCTGGTCAATCCGCATATCTCCGTTGATGATGCGATTCCTGCCAGCCATGTTAGACATCGTGGGGGTGTACCCGTTGATGCTTGCTGTGTTGCCACCACTAGCATCGGTGATGGCGTTTGTTGCTAATGTGCTCATGGTTTTGGATACTCCTGTTTCACTGCGGCAATCGTTGCCTTCCAAGCGTCAATGCCTTCGTGGTAGATGGTGTCTAGCTGGTCAGCAATTGGTGGGTAGGCTTGGGCACGTTGGTCTTTGTATGCGTTAGGATCAACCCAAGCGTTAACAGCGTCCATGTCAATGGCGACTTTGTTACCATCTGCGTCAAATGCACCAGTGGTGTCGTTAATACTTACGACACTTGGGTGTAACGCATATATTGCTTTGTGGTTCATGTTGCAATCTCCATAACAGTCATTCTAATTTGAGCACTTGTTCCGGTGTAATTATTACTCGCATTGCCGTTAATGTAAGTAGTTTGGCTACCGCCATTCATCGCCGCACGAACTTGTATAGTTCTTGTGGCTGTACTTTCAGCAGCAAAAACCTCATTTATGGATGTGTAAGCTGCGTTTAGATTGCCACCAAAATTCGTATAAAGCCAAGTACCTGAATTTGCTGCAACAAACGTACTTCCGTTCCACAACGCTAGCCACGCCCAATCTGCACCGTTTGTGGATTCGCTAATAGCTACTGAACTTGTTTGAACCAAAATATTGCTACTTGCCAAAAGAGGTGTAAAACTGAGGCTAAATATTTGCAGTCCATTGGTAATAGTACTTGCAGACCCGTTGGCTGTAGTACTCCCTACTCCTTGGAATACAGTGCTTGCTACTTGCAACACACTACCCGCTGGCATCGCTGACGCGGGTACACCTGCCGTGGTTAACACCGTCCCCGCTTCATCAGGCAGGGTTAGCGTTCTATTTGTATTGCTATTTGGGGATGCTATTGTAAAGATACCTGTCCCACTGGCATCCCCTTGGATGGTTACCTTGGACATTACAACCCCTCGACAATAGCCTTCAATGCGCCCACATCAGCGGCGGCATCAATAGACGTTTGTACACCAGCATACTTGGCACGAATAGCCGCACGTGCTTCTTCAGCCGCAACAGCTTCAGATGGGATGGTGGCTTTTACGTCCAGTGGTGCAAACTCTTCTGCACGTTTGGCACGGCGAACTTCGTGGGCAATGCCTTTTGCTTTATCTACGTTAATTGTAATCATTCTGAATACTCCCAAGCGTTGCGGAATGTACGGTCGCTGGGCACATCAGCCACATCGACAATCTTGTAGGGCTTACCTGCTGGTACAGCCTTCAGCACCTGCTCTTGTGTAGCGCCGGGTGCAGGAACGATGACAGCGCAGCCGCCTTCGTCTGTTGGATAAATTACTCGTTTGTTGTCCATGTTAGACTCCTTTTAAAAATTAGTTACTGAAGACGGTGACTGAAACATATGTCACATCAATTACGGCTGATGCCGCTGTATTAAGCACAGTTATTTCTTTGGATGTTGTAGAAGTAGGCGTTCCTTCAATACCAAACAAAGCACCCTGAACTCCCGCATACCACGCTTGTCCAATAACTGAATAATTTGTATTAGCCATTGCGTTCGTAAAATTCATGGTGTATAGTCCTGTACCTCTATCGGTAATTGAACTCACATTGTATGACCCCCTAATCGCCACAGTCCCTGTGCCATTAAAGTTAACCCACGCCTTACAAGCCTGTTGACCTGTTTGCATTGAGGTGCTATCTGGAAAGGTAACACCATTTGTTCCGCTTATTGTTGTACTCATGGTATTCCTTTAGCTGAAGACAGCAACCTGCACAATAGCATCATCAGTATACGCACTACCTGTATAAACTCGTGCAAATACATAAGTCGTGTTGAACGTGTCACACCACGTTTGATTGATGTTATTGCCAATATTTAAACTAGTTGCATAATTTGTGTCTGGCATTGCATTTGTAAAGTTTACTCCGTATATCCCAACTCCATTATCAGTAATACTCGCTACATTAAAAGCCCTACGAATAGCCACCGTACCTGTCCCGTTAAAGTTAACCCACGCCTTTGCTGTACCGTTAACCACTGTGTCTACTGGGACGGTTGCGTTGCTAGGGGTGCTTAGTGTTTCTGTTTTAATTGTTGACATATTAGCTCCTAGCGAAAGATGGAGACGCAAACGTACTCACAATCTGTTAGCCCATAATTTGCGGTTTGAACAATTGATATTTGATAAGCGGAGGTTGTGCGTGTCGCCCGTGAACTTGCACTTTCTCGCACAAAAGCATTGTTCCCAGCAGACGTATTCACTGTTTCTGTTCCAACAGAATAATTTGCATCTAGTAAGGCAGTCGAGAAGTTCATCGTGTAATTACCAGTGCCGTTATCCGTAATACTACTCACATTCCCACTCGCACGAATAGCCACAGTGCCAGTACCGTTAAAGTTCACCCAAGCCCTACACTTGTAGTTCTCTGAGCCGTCATCGTTAATCCAGCCGTTAAAGTTAATATTTCCGCTCATACAACCACCCAGAAAGAACCAGTTGGAACAGTAACTGTGACACCCGTGGCAACCGTAATGTCACCCACGCTCATGGCGTTCTTGTTCGTGCCGATTGTGTAGTCAGCCGTAATCGTGTTGTCAGTCTCGTAGAAAGCAACGTTAGTACCAGAGCCACCCTTGCCTACACCAGCGGCTCCTGTGATATACCCATCACCGTTTAATACAATAGCCATATATACCTCTTAGACAATAGCCCAGCGACTACCGCTAGGAATGGTGACTGATACGCCTGAGTTGATCGTAATTGGTCCAGCACTCATTGCGTTGTTGCCAGAGCTAATAGTGTAATTTGCACTGATAGTGTTAGCCATCTCATACAAACCCTTGGTAGTGGTGTTTCCACCAACAGCACCATTAACCCAACCAGAACCGTTATAAACAATACCCTCACCAGTAGTAGGGCTTGTAATTGTTACATCGCTAAGGTCATTTAAGGCTGGGTTTACATTAACCACCGCCCAAGAAGCATTAGTTCCGTCAGTCGTTAAATACTTACCACTGTTACCAGTTTGGTTTGGAAGTGCATCTACGGTCTGCCAAGAAACATTAGTTCCATCGGTAGACAAGTATTTACCACTGTTACCCGTTTGGTTAGCAACATAAGTAGCAGCTTCAGTAGCACTATTAGCTGCGTTCGTAGCACTTGTTGCTGCATTGCTTGCTGAAGTAGAAGCTGATGAAGCACTAGAGGCGGCATTGCTTGCTGAGGTTGCTGCGGATGAAGCACTAGAGGCTGCATTGGTAGCCTGTGTGGTAGCCGTAGACGCGCTAGAAGAGGCGCTAGAGGCGCTAGAAGCTGCGGCTGAGGCAGAGGTACCGGCATTGGTTTCAGCGGCTTCTGCGGCTGTCTGAGCGGTTTGAGCGGCTGTTGCACTAGAGGCTGAAGCAGTAGCACTGTTAGCTGCGTTAGTTGCACTTGTGGCAGCAGCAGTAGCACTGTTGGCAGCGTTGGTAGCTGAAGTAGAGGCGTTAGAAGCACTTGTAGCCGCATTAGTGGCGGCTGTAGAAGCTGTAGAAGCTGAGGCGGCTGCGTTAGTCTCAGAGGTCGCTGCATTACTCGCACTGGTTGCAGCGGCTGAAGCTGAGGCAGAGGCATTACTTGCACTGGTAGAAGCTGAGGATGCGCTAGTGGCGGCTGCTGAGGCTGAAGCGGCAGCGTTAGTTGCGCTGGTAGAAGCCTCACTTGCCTTGGTTGTTGCTGTAGTTGCTGAGGCTGCTGCACTTGTTGCACTAGCAGCGGCTTCGCTTGCTTTAGTTGTAGCAGTGGCTGCTGACGTAGACGCACTAGAGGCGCTAGAGGCAGCATTGGTAGCACTTGTAGCGGCAGCTGAAGCACTGTTAGCCGCATTAGTTGCGCTTGTAGAGGCAGCAGACGCACTACTGGCGGCTGAAGAGGCGCTTGTGCTTGCGTTAGTAGCTGAAGTAACTGCTGAGGCGGCTGAGGTGGCTGCTTGTTGGGTGAGTGCTGTCACCTCGTTAACTGTCACACCACCTGTAGCGTCACCAGCTCCACCGTTTCCCCGGTAAATAGCCATTATTATTCCTTAGGTTTAGTTTTCTTAACCGTCTTTACAGGAGGAGCTACTTCTTTTTCTTCTTCTTCGATTACTTCTTCATAATCTTCTTGTTGACGGACTTTTTTAATATCATATTCATTATGGAACTCCATAATACCGCCACTAGCCTTACATCTGAACTTAGCCATGTTTTCTCCTTGTTGAAAGGCTCTGTGTAAAAGCCCTTTAACAAGGAAGCCCTCCGAAGAGAGCCTCCTTTAGCCTACTTAGGCAGGCAGTGCGATAGCCACAGCGGCTTCGTCACGCAACTCTTTTACGCCATACAGCATGTCAGAGGTGAACAACGTACCCAAGTACTCTTGCTTGTACTGAGTCTGTGAGCGAACGCCCATCTGCTCTGCCAACACAAAAGCGTCCTTGTGGAACATCAGACCAACACGGGTAGTGTTAGTGGTGGCTGTGTCAGCGTTAGTGGTCACGTAAACCTTAACGCCATACACATCACCAATCTGACCGTTGCGGATGGTGTTGTTACTGCCAGCCTCACCAGTGAAGGCTTGCTCAGTGAAACGATCCAGACCCATCAAGGTGTTACGTGCTGACGGAGGGATAACCATCACACGACCGTCCATAGGTACATCGGCATCATCCAGAGTCTGGATAACACGACGAATACCTACGTCAGTCAGTGCGGTACCAACGTTGGTGCCATCGACATACAAAGTAGAACCGTTACCGCCGAGAACAGCTTTGTTGTAAGCTGCGGTGCCTGAACCACCACCAACACCACGACCCAGCTGGATCAAGTCGGTATCAACTTGCTTTGCCAAGGCATAACCAGCGTCAGAAGTGTAGAACTGACGTAGTGAAGCCAAAGCTTGAGCTTCGGTGATGTCTTCGATCAAGCGTGAGTACTCGTAGTGCTTGTTAACCAAGACTTGGATTTCTGTTTCAGTTGCAGCTTGCAATGTGACTTGCGTAGATGCAGCCTTAGCAGCAGCGGTGCCACGAGTTGGCTTGGGGATGTGCAAGGTGTCGCCCTTTTTGCCCTTGAAGGACATCTTAGAGACGAGGTTTGCCATAACGAGGTTCTGCTTGTAAGCAGCGATAATTTCGTCACTCCACAACTCTGGGATAAAAGTTGCTGCTGTGGTATTTGTGACGTGATTGCTTCCGAGTGCCATTTTAATTTCCTTTCAGAATGATTTTACTTGACTCGACCTTCAGCGTAAGCCTTCATGATTTCATCAGAAAGAGCTTGGTAACGCTCAGGGTCTCGCCGCATGAGTTCAATTATGTCGGAGCGTCGATATGTCTTCTTAGAACTTTCACCAGTGCCTTTGGTACTACCTGTGCTTGCAGCTTTTATTGCTTGCTTGCGAGATATTTTCTCAACATCAGCTGCCTGTTGGACTACATTCTTTCGTTCTTTCCATGTAGATAACAGTTCACTGGCTGCATCGAAATCAAAGTTTTGATCAGCACGTACATACAGTTCTTTTCTAACCTTACTGCTCATAACCCAGTCTTGGAATGAACCGTCTTGGACGATTTCATTAAAGTCAGGATGTGTGGACTTAAGATTATTAAGAGCCTCTGCGCGTTTCATTCGGACCGCTAGCTCTTCAGCTTGGCGAACCTTAGGATGCTTCTCAATTGCCCTTGCTACTGCTGCACTAGGGTCATCATAGAAGTCAATTTCTTCTTCGACTTTAGGGGCTTGTTGTGAGATGGTTTGGGCGCGAATATAATCATCTACTAATCGCCGAAGCTCACCAACTTCACTCCCTTGTTTACCCATGGCCCTTTCAGCCTCTTGGTGCATCCTGACAATGTCTTTAACAGACTTGCCACGATACTTCTCAGGAATGTCGTCTTCTTCTTCTTCAGAAACCTCAGGTTGTTCTTCTATAGAATCTGCAGTTTCACTATCGAGGGTATCGAATTGCTCGTCCTCAGTTGCTTGAGATGTATTCTCGTCTTCATCAATAAATGTTGCCATATTGTACTCCGTGCTGTAAAAGCATTGTGGAAAAAAACAGGTGCTTGTGCTTATTCAGCGGCACTCTTTCGTTCAGCTTTGAGTTTCTCAGCACGTTTTCGTTCCCATTGCATTGCTGCCCCGGGAAAGTCGCCAGTCACGCCCTCAAGTTTGACCATTGGCGTGCTTATGATTCTCTCAGCTGTTTTGTCACATATTTTGCATGGGGTTGCTCGTAGCTCCGAGTCCACTAGCTTGTCAAATAAGTGACCATCTTCGCAAACAAACTCAAATATCCGTTTAGCCATTTACTGTATCCTCGTAACTATTTTTAATAGTAGACTCGTATGACAGAATACGGTTAACAGCTTCAAGTTGTCCGCGCCTATACCACAATTGTTTCTCATCTGTGATGGTTAGAATGTCACCAAGAACATTAGCGTTTCCTTTAATGTCCTCAATGAAGTCTTTCCACCCATCTTGAGTAAACAAGTGTAGTAAATTATCGTAATACTTTTGTAACTCTTGGTCCATCTCTTTGTCCTTTCGTATTAGGAGAGATACTAAATAATATTATACCACAAATTTACTAAAATGTCAAGCTTTTTTGTTCATCATTTGTAATGTTGCAATACGCTCATTGCTGGTAATATCACGCTCCTTGAGCATTAGTTCAGCAATCTTAGC